AGCTGTTATTTGTAACGTATTTCTCATAACCGCTACATTATAACCTCTTAAAGTTCTTTGGCAAGCACATTATTTACTTCCCTCCTAATAATTACAATCGGCTCGTTATAAAAATTACAATCTTGTATTCTAGCTCTATTATAACCCCAGTAATCTAGAGCTTCTTTTTCGTTGTTAAACTCTGGAGTATTAGCAATTGGTTCATATTTGAATCCTCTGTCCTTCGCGATGATATGAACTTGCCTGTAATTCTTCATTTTTAAAATCCGAGCTTAATCGCTCTAGAAGTTCCAGCTAAACCAAGGTAAACATCATCACCTTTAACCAGAGCAGCAGTTGAATACCCTGTCCCTAGACTCATTATACCAGATCCAGCTTTAACTGTTGGATGACCATCCATAAATTCAGATTCATAATCTTTCCACTGGATCTCGTAAGTCTCTGGATTTATCCGAAAACACTTCGTATCAGCCCAAAATGCACTATAAATCCAACCATCAGGAGCGAGATAGCCATGAAAGTTCTTGTTTTTGTTTGCAACTTCTAAATAATCCTCTGGTAAATCGACTTCTTCGTAAGTGTCGTCAGAACAATTAATAATTAAAATCTTTTTACCCTGCCTTGGTAAACAAAATACTTTATCAACAGACTCTACATAAGTCGCGCCAACGTATTTATGAGTCCACCCTGATACCCCCGAAGTCGCTGGAGGGCCATCCAAGTAAGAGAAAACGCCGAACTTATCAATTTTAGCTATACTAGTCCCTAAGACTTGAGGCATGTAGATCTCACCTTTCTTATCCACAGCAGCGCCCCAAATATGATTGCAAAATGTATATCTACTAGGTTTCTGCGGGGTGATAGAAGCTACCTCACCAGTATTAGTGTTATAGGACAAAATGTTTAGAGTTTTTGTGTAAGATGGCATATAAATTATACCATCATTACCTTCTGCCCCAGAACGGACTTGAGGAATGTTCGTGAATTTATTCTCCAAGGTTATAGAGCTAGTCTTTCTATCTAACTTAGCAATAGAATTGGAGTAGGCTGGCAAAAAATAAGTATAACCGTCAGAAGCTTTAACAGTCCCGATAAAACCTTTATACCCCACCTCATTTCTTTTTATGGAATCTGCAGCCGTATCTGTTTCGATATGCATGTCCGATTTATAACCTAAAGAATGTATTATCCCGCTATCATCTAAAGCCATTGTGCGGGTCTTGGTGAGATTACCGACTATTTCGTTATCTAAATATTTAAAAATTGGCCAAGAATTATTTAAGGAAGACTTAATACCAGCGCTATACGATCCGATACCAGCGCTAGACGATCCGATACCAGCGCTAGACGATCCGATACCAGCGCTAGACGATCCGATACCAGCGCTAGACGATCCTATGCCAACGCTAGACTCATCACTAGCGATTTTTTTTGAATCTCGCGAATTCTTTAAAAACGCACTCAAAGACTCGATCATTTTCCTTATTACATCGAAGAACATGATTTTAACGCCCCTGCCCCCTGTATTTCTTCTTGTAATTCTTGCTAGATTTATTAGAAGAGTTTTTTGTTTTAGCGTGAACTCCTTTATTTTTGGTCTTTTTTCTGGTATGGACCATCGATTGTAATGCTTTCTTAGCCATAATTATATTTCTACGTATTCAGGAGCGATTTCTGCTATCTCTTCACAGAGACTCTGTATCTCTCTAGATGACATTTTTTTAGCAAGCTTCTTTAATTTTACAACTTCCCAATAAAAGTTCTGATATTCTGCGCCTTGATCTAAGTAACTTTTAGTTTTTAAATCGTAAATAAAAGCGTCATAAACCTCATATCTTGTAGAGTCGATACATTTCTCTATAGGCTCAAACAAAGAATTGCCTACCACATAAGAAAATATATAGTTTGGGTCCACTTTTATTTTTACTTTAGACATTGAACTATATTGATCTTTATTGATTTTATTTCCACTAAAAAATCCTGATTCTGCTCCTTATTTTTGAGACATGCCTACGCTTCTCCAAAACAGACCCACCTTCTCTACTACCCGCTCCATTAGTGTTACCCTCCACAGTCTTAACATAACCACTAGCATCTACATCTTCTATGGCCAAACCAATATGGGAGAATGTAAAAACCACTATGTCACCAGCTTTAATATCTTCGTTAGTTGGCTTACGAAGCTCAACACCTTTGCCCGATTGTTGTTTAGCCCAGTTCTCAAAATCCCAAGCTCCAGCAGTTCTAGGGCGCTTAAAGTCATAATCCTTATCTTCTATAGCCTCCCTCACCAACCAACAAATAAAAGCCGCGCACCAAGGCCACCCTTTATCTGGGTCAAGCCAAGTAGCAGCTTTATATTCATCGACTCTAGGGCCACAATTTGTCCCATCTACCTCAGAAACACCTATTTCCCTCTTAGATAAAGAGACCATAGTAGATGCGATACCTTTTCCCTCGTCTGGATCGCACTTTTTTGAAAGCTCTGAGAGTATAGCATTCCAAGTGACAGGCCCATCTTGCCCATCAGCAGAGACACCGATCAAATTTTGAACGGCTTTAACTACTTCTTTTTTGCCTTTAAACTGCATTGTTTTATTTTTTGATAAACTTATCGGAGTTTCTTGCGAATTTTTCTCCGATCCGAATAATACCTGTAATAACTTCTGGACTAATGACCCCAATGATACCATAAGTAATAGCTTTAGTTAGAGATGAAACGTCTGTTTGTTCTAGAACAAACCAAGCGATGGTGGCAGCTATAGCAGCTGTTACGATTTTTTTGAATTGTTCCATACAAGATAAATCTTTGTTAGCATGTAATAATCTAGCGAACATAGCAGCGGCCCCTATTAAAGAAACAAGCCAACCGCCATTTAAGAACTCTTTGATTATTGATTTTTCAGGCTCCATGTTTTATTAATTACACTTGATAAAAAAAAAGCCCACCTTTCAGCGAGCTTTAATTATATTTTTTTTTAAATTAAATTACTTAGAATAGTATATTTGCCTTTCCAAACGCCTAAATCGCGCATCTGAATGCCACACCTCGTCAGTCTCAGGGGTGTATATACCCTCTTTAGTCAGAATCTTCTGCCCCTTCTGTAGTTTTAGAGTAGAGGGTTGATAGATATTTAAATCTGGAACGCTCAGAGACGAGTCTTTGGCGCAAGAGGTCAGCCCTATCAGCATCATTACTAGCCCCACTTTGCCTAAGATCTTCGATTTCTTGAATGATTTCATATTCTAATTTTTTGTGTTTATTGTGCAAATCATAGTAAAATTGTTTATTTTTAAGAGTCAAAAACAATTCTAAAGATTTTAAAATAGATTTTATTAACGTCAACATTAAGCCTCGACCCCATGAGTATAGATTTTTTTCTCTGTTCTCTGTAAATCATCAGATACTTGAGTCACATAACCATCGACTGCTCTTGCGCAATCAATAGCCCAATCGCGAGAACCTTTAAGTTTAGCACTGTAAGCGTGATGGTATTCACCTTTTCGAGTGTAGACTTTGTAAAGAATTGTTTTTGTTTTCATTTGTTAGGAATAAATTCTAAAGAAATATTACCGACATTCTGTTTATTGTCTGACAGATGCCCATAGATAATAACAGCTTTAGACAAAAAATCAATACCTTTTTCATCTAGCAGATAAGTATCCTCTCCATCAGAGAACTCTCTTAAAAGCCCATGCTTGATCTTTTTTGTCCCACGTAACAAAAGATCTTTACCCATAAGATGAGCAGTAGTCTTATTAGCCCCTACAACTTTAAATTTAATTGTCATTATATCTCTATTACACCAAACGACGGTATTATTATCGTCGTTAAATATTATGAGTTTTTTATCATACCTTTCAATCCATTTTTTATAGGATTGGACTTTATGTTTCCTTCTTATCTGACTTTTAACATAACTCTTTCCTAAAGTATCCATCGCATAATCTAAAATATTCCTCGTTGCAGCCATAAGCTTTAAACTCCCGAAGTTTTTGCTAACACCGAATATAAAAGTTAAGTCTAAATAATCTCCAGAATTCAATAAAAAAGCAGCGACTTTGAGTTTAGAATCCTCTTCGACAACGTAAACCTCAGAAGTTTTACAATAAGTAGCAAATAAAGTCTCTATTTTCAGCCTCCTTAAATGTGGTGATCGTATATGATCTAAATCATAAGGTTTGGAGCTTATGAAGAAGTTATAGAACTCAATCTCTAATCTCTTATCATACCCTTTTAGATGTGTAATTTTCACTTCTTTTTAATATTATATACTAATAAAGTGTAAATTACATTATGGCGGAAGAAGGAAAGAATAAAGTAGCACGT